TTAATAGCAGCTACAAGATGGATTGATAGTTTAGTTTTTTATGGTGATCGTTGTGATAATGGACAGGCACTTAAGTTTCCTAGAAATAACTATAAAGTTGATGATGTTGAATTAGCTTGTACCACAATTCCAAACAATATTAAATATGCACAATATGAATTAGCCAGAGCTTTAGCAAATGATACCAGTGCAATTACAGGAACTACTGGTAAAGATGGTAACTTTGAAGAAGTTGCTCTTGGTGATCTTAGAGTTAAATATAATACTGAAAGTCAGGGAACTGGTTCTATAAACAATATTTTAGATGTTTACCCGTGGTTACAAAGTTATCTTGGAGCCTATATGCTTGGTGGAGCAGGTGCTTTTCAGATGAGGGTAGTTAGAGGCTAATGGCAGGTCAATTAGATAGTTTATTTAAAAATGTTGCTAAAAGTGTAGTTTCTCAACTTGGCGATTCTTTAGATCACACTATTACTTATGTAAAGAAAGGTATTTCTAGTTATAACGTAGATACAGGAGAACAGGTAATTGTAAACACAACATATTCAGATATAAAAGTTCCGATTTCATTTATTAGGTCAGAGGAAGATGAAGGAAGAGAGATAAGACAAGCAAAGATTTATATTACTCCTGATTTAATTGGTAATAATCAAATAGATTTTGATGATGAAGTGCAATTTTCTTACGCAGGAAAAACAGTAACAGGTCAGATTTATGATATTGATACTAAAAAAGGCGGGCAGGTCTATCTTTATACTATTTTGGTGCGATTCTAATGGCTAAAAGAAAACCATTACAAAAAAGTGATCCAGTTGGTACTCTTGAAGATCAGTTAAACCAAGATTTTAATGCGGTAATCAATGAAATTCATAGTAAGTTATCTACAAAAAAATATAGCCCTGTTTGGACAGGTTTTTTTGCTTCTAGCTGGAAAGTACAAACAATGGCTGTAGCTGCTACAGAAAAAGCAGAAGATTTTCAACCCTGGAAATCAATTAAATATGAACGTAGTTTAGATTTTTTTGCAAGACAAAAAGCTGGCCCTCCTTATTCAAAACAGACACCGCCAGCAAATCCACAGATTCAAATAAGATACCCTATAACTAAAACCTTTAATATTAAAAGACCTGTATTTATTGGTAACAGGGCTGTATATGCTGCTTACGCTTTAGAAGGAGGTAAAATTCAAAATTTTGTTCAAGGACAAATGAGAAAGATAATTAATGACAACATGAAAGAGAAAAAAGGTAAGTTATTCTTAGCATCAGATAGAATGGGTGCTCAAAGAGATAAACAAGGAAATCTTCTAGGTATTTCTAAATTTGGTCAAGCAGAACCTTCTGCAAGATATACAGAAGTTAATTTGAAAAAATTATGACTTTAGTAAAAACAAGAGCAGCTTTTGAAAAAGCAGTCACAGATGCAGTAGCAGACGTAGATCCTACCGTTACGATGATTTATGACAATGTTACTTTTGTGACTCCAGGGAAAACGAAGAAATACATAATGATGACAATTAATTACACACAATCAACACTGCAAAATCAAGGAGCTTCTTCGGATTTTTATTCTGGTGTTATTCAATGCAATGTTTACGTTCCAAAAAGTAAAGGTACTAAACAACTATCTGAAATATCTGAAGCTGTAATTGATGGTCTGACTTCTGTAAATGGTTCTGGATATGTAGATAGTTTTAGTGTTAAGCCAAGAGTACAAGATATAAATGGCCCAACTGTGTTGGAAATAGAGGATAGAAGTCACTTTGTAGGTGTAATATCTTGCCAATTCTCTGCAAATGCGTAGTATAATAGAATAGCATTATATTATTTATGGCAAGAGCAGTTGATCTTTTAAGGAACAAGTTTGGAGTTTCTCAACTTTACAAGCATGATGTAATACAAAATGATGAATTAATTTTTTCTGTTTATTGGCACCCACTAACTATTGCAGAAAGAGAGGCAATACAGAAAAAAACTGGAACTGATGATAATGCTGATTATGCTTTACAAATGATGATTGAAAAAGCGTTAGATAAAGATGGTGGAAGGCTTTTTCAAGACGGAGATAAAGCATCCCTTAGAAGAGAGGTTGAAGCATCAGTTCTTGAACAAATACAAATAGCGATGTTACAAGCTGGTGCTGATAAGGAGGTAAAAGAGGCTAAAGCCGATTTAAAAAGCGAATAAAGATTGGCATTTTTTATTTAGCCTTGCAAAACAACTTCATAAAACTGTAGCTGAGTTATGCAAAACTTTAACTGTCGAAGAAATGGTTGCTTGGGCTGCTTTTGCGGAACTAGAAGATGAAGAATATAAGAAACAACAAGAACTTGCACAACGAAATAGTGCTTTAAGAGGTAGAAAGAGGTAATATAAAAGAAATCTTTTAGTTTTTTTATAGCAAGTGGCTGATTATAGCGTTGATATTGCGGTTGCTGTAAAAGGCTCTCAACAATTAAAAAAATTAAGAAGTGAGATAAGTAGCACATCTAGAGAACTTACTACTTTAAATAAACTTGCCAATAAACAAAGTAAAACTCTTCCAAATTCTTTTTTAACTTTAAATAAAGTATTAAAACAAGCAAAACTTAATTTAGATAAAGCAGCAATAGGTACTGATCGTTATTACAAATCAGCAAGACAATTAGTTCAAGTTGAAAGGCAATATAATCGAGAGCTATACCAGAGAAGAACTCTGATGAATAACCTTAGAGGTGGTAGTTTACTCGATGTGGTTCGTCAAAATACATCAGCAAGTCAAGCTGCAAGACAAGCATCAGGTTCAGGATTTAGGTCTTTTAGTAGAAAATTTCAACCTAATCCCGTTCCAGTTGATCGAGCACAGTTAGCTATAGACAAATCAATAGCAAGGCACAATAAAAAAATAGAAAAAAATACAGGGAAAACAGCTTCACTTTTGGCTCAACAAAATAAGGTAGTTGCTTTTCGATCTTTAGGAGGAGGTGGTGCTGGTGCAAAAGTTGGAGGGTTTCTTAACCAAATGGGTTTTGGAGCGAAAGCAGATCCAACAGGTCCTTTTGCTATGAAAGGTGGAGCAGCAGGAAGATTAAAAGGAGCTATTGGAAGTGGTTTAATCGGTGGTGGCTTTCCATTATTATTTGGCGGTGGCCTTACTTCTGCTGCTTTTGGTGGTGCTGCTGGTGCTGCTGGTGGAGCTTTAGCTATGGGTGGAGGTTTTGCTGCTTCTATCGCTGCTACTGCTATCGTTGCTCAAGTTCAAGAGATTAGAACATTTAGAAGGGCTGTTAGAAATCTTGATGAAGAAATGCAAGCTATGGGAATTAGTACTGGCTTTTCAAGACAAAGAATAAAAGAATTAGCAAAAGAAATGAATATAACAAAAGAAGATGCAATTCAATTAGTAAGTGAATTTAAAGATTTAGATGCGTCTATGGGTAATATGTTGATTAATGCTTTTGGTAGTAGAGAAACTGTTGAAACTTTATCTGGCCTTAGAACTTCAGAAGACGTATTAAATAAAATTCAAAGTCTTAATTCAGAGATAAGTCGTGAAACAAGGAATAACCTGTTATCAACTTTAGCTACTAAAGGTGCATTACAAGCTCAACTTAATTTAGAAAGAGCTATTTTTAATAAGAGAAAACAATTATCTGTTGACAAAAGTCTTAAAGATTTTGATTTTGATGCAGTATTTCAGAATAACAGAGGTAGATTAAAACCTAAATTTAAAGATGAGCAAGCTCAATTAGATTTCAGAGCAAAGAAAACAAAAGAGTTTGCTGATGAATTTGAAAAAGCCAACTCTGCTTCTTTAGGGTTTATAAAAAATTCTATAAAAATTAATGAACAATTACAATTTATTAGTGAATTTAATGCTCCTGCTGATGAGTTAAGAGAGCTGATAAACCCGATGAGACAAGTTATTGATTTAAGTAATGCTATAAGAACAGGATTTGAAGATTCATTTAAAGGAATTATTAAAGGAACAATGAGTGTTCAAGATGCGTTTAGAAATATGTTGAATCGAATTGCAGATCATTTTTTAGATACTGCTGCAAGAATGGCTGCTGCACAGATACAACGAGGATTTTTAGGATTATTTACTAATATGTTTAATTTTGGAGGTAACGATGTTTTTGAGGGAATGAAACGAGGAGCAGCTAATCCAAATACGCTTACGATGGATAGTTTTGCTAATGGTGGTAGACCTCCTGTTGGCAGACCTTCATTAGTAGGAGAAAGAGGACCAGAACTTTTTGTTCCTGATAGAGCAGGTACTATAATTCCAAATCATGCTATGGGTTCAACAAATATTGTAGTAAATGTAGATGCTTCTGGAACAAATGTAGAAGGTGACGAACAACAAGGAAGAGAACTTGGTCGTCTTATATCAGTAGCGGTACAATCTGAATTAGTACAACAGAAAAGACCTGGAGGTTTACTTGCATAATGGCTACTTTTCCTTCAATTACTCCAACATACGGACAGCAAAAAAGATCAGCACCCAATACTAGAACAGTTAGATTTGCTGATGGTTATGAACATAGAATATTGTTTGGATTGGCTCAACATCAAAACCCCAAAATATTTAATCTTACTTTTAATGTTTCAGAGACAGATGCAGATACTATAGAAACATTTTTAGATGCAAGAGCAAATGATAGTGATAGCTTTGATTTTACTCCTCCTGGAGAAGCCAGTTCATCTAAATTTGTATGTGAAGCATGGTCTAAATCAATACCTTATCTAAACAGAGCTACAATTCAAGCAACATTTAGAGAGGTGTTTGAGCCATGAGTACTGCTCCTGTCTTTAGTGAAGTTCAAAAAATAAATCCTTCTGCAATTATTGAGCTTTTTACACTTCAGTTGGATAATGCTTTACATGGTGCAACTACAATTTATAGATTTCATTCTGGAAGTAGTCTAAACGCAAATGGTGAAATAGTATGGGCTGGAAATTCCTATCAAAGATTTCCTATTACAGCCGAAGGTTTTGCATATCAACGAGGTCAGATACCAAGACCAAAACTTATTGTAAGTAATGCTTTAGGAACGATATCTGCAATATTAGAAGCTGTAAATTTAGTTACTGCTGGTAATGATTTAACAGGTGCTACGTTTACAAGAATTAGAACGATGGCAAGATTTCTTGATGCTGCAAATTTTAGTGGAGGTACTAATCCATTAGGTACACCAGATCCTACAGCAGAATTTAAACGTCAGGTATTTATAGTTGACAGAAAAGCAACAGAAAATAGAGAAGTAGTAGAATTTGAATTGGCAGGGGCTATTGATATGGCTGGAGTTAGAGCACCTAAACGTCAATGTACCCGTGCTTTATTTCCTAGCATTGGTACGTTTACGCAATGAGTTGGAGATATAAAGCATTACTTCATGCTCAACGTGAAGATCCTAGAGAATCTTGTGGACTTTTATTAAATGTAAAAGGTAAAGAACGATACTACCCATGTCGTAATCTTTCGATCACAGATAATCAGTGTTTTATTCTTGATCCAGAGGATTATGTAAAAGCAGATAATGTAGGTGAAATTATTGCTGTTGTTCATAGCCACCCTATAACACCTCCAGAACCAAGTCAGGCAGATAAGATTAGCTGCGAACAAAGTAAATTACCTTGGTATATTGTTAATCCTAAAACTGAACAATGGGGTGAATGTAAGCCAGAAGGTTACGTTCCAGATATTTTAGGTAGGCAGTGGGTTTGGGGTGTAACTGACTGTTGGAGTTTGGTGGTGGATTGGTATAAAAAAGAAAAAGGTATTATTTTAAAAGATTATGAAAGGAATATGACTCCCGAAGAGTTTTTAAAAGATCCTCTGTTTGAAAGTTATGCGTGGCGTACAGGTTTTAGAGAACTTAGATCAGATGAAAATTTAGAAGTTGGAGATGTTCTATTAATGTCGATATTGCACCCAACTTTAAATCATGTAGCTATTTTTTTAGGAGATATGGTTTTACACCATTTAGCAGATAGACTATCTTGTAGAGAGCCATATTCTGAGTGGTTGTTAAAATGTACTGGTAAGAGGTATCGCTATGCTCAGAAAAGTTAAACTTTA